ATCTATATTGTCTAATTGCTTTTTCAGATAGTCTATTAATTGTCTGCCCGCTTCTGTATCATCGCTACCCTGCATAATAGCATCCATATCCAAATTCTCAATAATTTTATATTTGGTTGCTTGATGCTTTTTTTCTTTTTGGATTCTTCGTATAAAGGCAAAGTAAATAATTTGCGTATAATATGCAAAAGGATTAGATGATTTTTCAGGATCAAATTTGGTAGCTGCTGTTAAACAGTTTTCGATTCCATCTGAAATCATATCATCTTTAAAAGTATAATTAATAAAATTGGATTTATAAGATAGATGAGTTGCAATTTTAATAAAACATTCACCTATGTATTTGGGTACTTGCGGAATACCTTTACCTTCAACTTTTGCAGCATCTATACTTTTTTTATATTCTATAAGTGCAGCTAAGAATTTTTTGTTATCTACATAATGCGATGGTTCGGGTTTAGTGGAGGAGCTTTGGATTTCTTCCAAAGGCGCTTCCAATACTTCCGTCGTTGTTTTCTTTGTCATTGTCTTCTCCAAAATTATTTAAAAATTCTTCAATCATACCTTCTTCATCTTCGGTATATTCTTCTTCCTCTAATTCGTCAGAATCGTCTTGTTGAGACAAATATCTAAGATAATTTTTCTTTAATGTATCTTTAATATTCACCATAAGAACGACTTGACTTGTCGGGATTTTGTATTCAAGTTCCTCGGAAAAACTAAACCAAGGATACATAATATATGATTCGACCAATACGTCTCCGCGAGGAATTCGCATTGGATTTAAAACTACAGGATCATAGACACTAATAGTTTTTTGTTTATACATATTTTCATAATTATCGGTGGTCGTACAAACAATACAATCACCTGACGATAATTTAATATATTTAAAGTAAAGATTGTCTTCCATTAGATTGGTACCTTTACAAGTTTATAGTTGAAATGCTCGTCATTATAAATTTTAATTCTCTCAATCATATGATTTAATGTATAGTTCTTTTTACTTTTCCATGTTAAATCATCAGCAATATCATACAGCTTACACTTTGTCTTAGTTCCACTTGTTCTTAAACCCCGCCCGATGGACTGCAAGTTCCGAATGCGAGACTTAGAGGGAGAAGAAAAGATGATGTTGTGTAAGTTTCGAATATTAATGCCAGTACTAAAAGTGCCATAAGATGCAACAATAATTGCATTAGATTCTTCTTCAGTAATAGCCCTAACCGATTCGCGTATTGTAACATCTGTTTCTCCAGATACATAAAACACTTTTCTTTCCCCAGCTTTTTCTTTAATCATTTCATGAAGAACTTTGCCGTGTTTTTCTACATACTGAAATAATACTAAAGTGTTTCCTTCTTGCTTCAAAGCAAGGTTTCGAATAAATTTATTTCTCTGTACATTTTGAACAATGAAATCAATCTCTTTCTGATAGTCAAAGCCTTTACAAGACTTTCTTACTTCCTCGGAGTATTCTAATATTATATTATATATTTCAAGATCTGCCAATTGCTTATTGTCAATTAATTTTTTAGTTGTTGTTACTTTGTACACTGGTCCAAATAAACCCTCAAGAACTAACTTATGAGTTTTAGTGCCATCCAAAGTACCAGTAGTTCCTACTCTATAAGGAGTATTGGTACATTTATTTAGTATACTTGTAAGTGACTTAGCTTTAAAATTATGAGCTTCATCTCCATAAATTACATCAAACATAGCAAAGAATTGTTTTGGTAATTTATATAGCGATTGCCATGTGCTGATAACTACATCAAACTCATTAGATTTTTCATGACCACCGTAAATACGATAGCAATGTTCAGAGGCTTTCCAACCATTGATACTAGAATAGTCTTGAAAATCTGAGTACAGTTGTTCCACAAGAGATGTAGTTGGTACTAGAATAAGTTGTTTTCTGTCAGATTGTAAATTCCAACGAAGTAGACAATAAAGAATAAGTGATTTACCTGAACCCGTAGGGGAAAGCAATAAACGACGTCCATCGTGTATTGCTTGGTATACTGCATCTATTTGATAATCTCTAACCTCAATCGGTTCACCTTTAGATGCCAATTGTAAGGATAGACAAAATTCTTTAATTTGATCATATGTAACAGCGTCAGCTTGTTCTATATAATTAGAATAATCTATAGTATAATCTCGTTCTTTACAGAAGTGCTCAAGATAACTTTTTAGACCAACATATAACTCTTGAGTAAACATAGAGTACAGACGAACTTTACCATCCCACATACGAGATCTATATAGAGGATGAAACTTCGCACCAGGAACATCAAACGAAAAATGATCGTTTAACTCTTGCCCGATGGAAGGTTCACATTTTACTTTTAAGTAAACTTCATCTTTTTTAGATAAAATTATATCGGCCATTACATCATGCCATTTGTAAATTTATTCCATTCAATAGCATTTTTAATATCCCATGTCCTGCTGTTTAAAGATCGAATTATTTGTTCTAATTGATACAATACCGTTTTAAAATATTCTACCTTATCCTGTAGTAAAACTAAGTCGTGGTCTACAGTTAAAAACTCATCCATTTCATTCTTTAATGGTTTATTACCCTGCCATTGATCCCAGCCTTCGTCTGTCAATTCCGTTTGAGTCATTTCGCCTCGGTAATAACGATACTTTTTACGTCGGCAATTTAAATAATCGGATTCTGTTTTGCGAAGATTTAATCTAGTAGATGATAGATAATTCAAATACTTGGCATGAAGGTTAGGAGTCCTTGCAGATTCATGGCCAAGATTCATCTCATTAATCTTACAATCCTCTGCCCAGGATTCTTGAAGATCTGATAATCTCATAATATAATTTACCTATCAATTAATTTGAATAATTTGCTGAGGATTACCTTGGAAATTAAATGAGCCATAGTGGTTCAATGAGATTGACGGGTCAAGCCAAATTTCACCACCAATATCTTGCCATCGACGACTGAAGGTATAATCTTCAGACAAATAACGCTGATCCTTTGGATCGATCATTGTATCGAAGAACGCATAAAAATGAGGATTCAACTCTGGAGGAGTATTCAAATCATTGTTATATTTTAGTTCAGGATACGCTACAATCATCTTGTCAATAACTTCACGCTTAATCATCATAAACCCTGTAGCTCCATCATGTAAACGAATCAAACCGTTTTCAATAGCAATTTGTTTTGCTTCGCGGTTAATGAATTTAAAATTAATTGCATAATCACTACCGAAAGATGCAATTTGTTGATCCGTAAATGGTGTTTCTGTTTGTTTAACGGATTCGCGAATACGCTGCCAATTAACACCCTTTTTAGGATATGCACCAACAGCTACATCTTTATTATGTGCAACCAATTTAATAACGTCTTCAACTTGGAATTCAATATCCGCATCGATAAACATTAAACGGGTAAAATTGCTTTGGATAAAATATGCAACAAGAACATTACGTGCTCGTGTTACAAGCGACTCATTTGCAATCGTTCCAAATGCAATTGGAATTTGGTGTTGATTACAAAACGTAAGCAAACGAATTGTTGATCTGAAATATGCTTCAGTTAATTGTCCACCATAACAAGGAGTTGCAATAAAGATTTTCTCTTTTCGCAGGTCATCCAATTTGACTTCCATTTTATTTTGGTTTCCTTCGGCAGGGGTGCCTCCGGCTTTAGTAAGAGAAGGAACCTTAGGCAAAGCCATAGGTGTGATTTTCTTTTTAGGTTGATTCATAATAACTCCAATTTATATTATAAAGGTTGTACTTCGAAAATAGTATATTTGAACGATGCTATCGCAGTAAAATATTCTACGGTTGATGATGCTATATCAAAATCCAATGCTGCCAGTGATATAGGGAACAGGTTTTTAAATATTATATTTACTTTAGGGTTATTTGTCGAGTCTAAAATCGTTAAAGTACCATCCGAGTATGCCAAAACTTCTTCTTTTCCTGAGGTTTTAGTAACGAACGGAAAACTACTTGGTCGATTTTTCGCAAATGTTGAGAATTGATTATAATTGTCTGGGAACCCAAGAGCAATTAACCATCTGTACATTTCAAGATAATTTGACATATCTTCCGAAATTAGAAATCTAATAGAAAATTCACCAAAATCTAACTTGTCACCAATTACGGGAACATCAACAAACGGGGTTGGTTGTACTGCAAACCCTAATTGTAAATCCGGAATATTTGCAGATTGGCAATTAAAAGAAACACCCGGTAAATCTTTAATACTAAATCTAAATGCATTTGGTCTAAGATAGTCATTTGTCTTAGGTAACGAATTATAAAAATTTTGTTGTATTGTGCTGATGTTTGCTGTAAATGCCATATGGATATTCCTATTTTGCTTATATATTTATACCCGTTGTAAAGGCGAAATACTCCAGATTGTTCAAAGACAAAAAAAGGGGAATTGCTTCCCCTTTTAAGTCCGATCTTATCGTCGGTTGATTACATTAGGTTGATAACCTTAGTCTTACGATAGTAC